GAACTTTATTGAAAAGGCCCTCTATTGTCATACATCAAATATAACATTTATTACATTTATTCCATTTGTAATTATTTGTAATACAAAAAGTGCTTACTCCATCCGGAAATAAGCACTTTTAACCAAATATAAACCTGTATGAAACGAACGGGTTATTTCTTTTCTTCTTTTGGATCTGGTTTGTCCAGTTTGGCAGGTGGAACGATCTTATCGTATTCTGCGCCTAAGTCAACATCCGGATAAGCATCCTTGTGGACTTTTATGAATTGAGCCTTGCTCACTGATTTCGCCCAATCCTTGTTGAACGATATCGATAATGATTGGTTTCCCATGATTATGCTACTTTAAGTGAAATTCCTTCGTATCCAGGTAAGCCGTTAGTTTCTAAAACAGACGGGGCTGCCATACTTACCACAAACGGACCTGCAACATTGTAGTCAGGATCAGCAGCTGTCAGCGTTATAGTAAACGCTTTAAGGTTAGCATCAACTGCAACAGATGTTACAGTGATGTTTGCGCCGGCTTCAGTTACGATCCAGTTACTAGCCACGGCCAGTGCTGCTGAATACTCATCATAAAGATCAATTCCAGAGCATCCGGTAGTTACCTTTACCTTGATCACATTGGTTACCCTGGCTGTTGGCAATGACAATACTGCATTGTGCAGACCATCGATATCCATAGCTCCAGCAAAGTCGAGCTTAATAAAGCCTAAGCTCTCATTGATGTACTCTGGTTTGAAGCCTATACCGTACCTGAAGGCCGCAACGGCATCATCAGTTGCAAAGCTGAATTTGTACGGGAAAAAGAAGATCAACGGAATACCTTTCATTGAAGTTCCTACTTTGGTCCCGATCAGGTTACCTGCTTCATCCAAACGGATTACACGGTAAGAACTGTTTTTGAACTTCTGTAATGCATTGTTCATGCAATTACCTCCGGCCAGGTACTGATTCAGGATGTTATAATTACCTGCCCTGATCGGCACCTGGAAGCCAGCCCCTAAAGTTTGGAATACCGCATCTTCGGAGCTATCCGTAACAGCAGCAATCTCAGGTAACGGGAATATCCTCTCTGTGAGGCTGTCAGCTTTGGCAAGCTCTACGAGTTTAGCTAAAGCTGTTTCACCATCTGCCAAGTCAGCAGCGGTCAGCTCAAAGCCTCTCGGAACTAAAAAATCTCTGGCTATCTTTCCCAGAGTGAAATAACAGCTATCTAAACCTGTATTTCCGAACGCTGTGGCGCAAAACGCCTGGTTTAAAATACTCATATCTTTTAAGTTTATATTGCCGGTTGAGGGCAATAGTTTAATTTTAATTTTAACTCTAATCTTTCAATCTCAATGCAATCCACCCAATCATTGAATATGTTACCTTCATTACCAAATAGTCCGGCACGGCCCCAATAATACCGGTTAGTCTTGTCGTGCCTGATCATTTCCGACGATTTGATCATAAATGCGCCCGAAAGGCGAACTTGCCTTAAAAACTCCCTGTAAATGGGGTCAAGTACTGGTTTGAAATTGGTTTCATCCCTTTCACTTGCCACCTGGTCATTCTTATAGCAATCCCTGATGATGGCCATGTGTAAACTATAACTCGCGTAAACTCCGATATCTACTCCCCTTTTCTCAGTTGTGTCCAAAAACAATGCTATCAGGGGGTACTTTTTAAATCGAGTAGTAGCTCCTTCCTCCAAGCCTTTAAGCGTGTTGATGATCTCCAACGGATGTCCATATTTGAAGTGGACACCTGTAATGGCAGAATCATACGCCTGAAGCTGAGATAATAGCTTAGCAGACACCTTCTCAACAATTGGAGCTAAAACATCCTGAATAAATACCGGTTGCAGTTCCATTATATGTTGAGTGAATTGATGAACAAATAAATATCCGGTGTGCAAAACAACCAATTGCCATGATTATACCATTCACGGGACCAATCCGGATATATCGCTACATCCAGATCAAACTCCCTGGCCATGCTTACCATTTCATTCCAAGCCTTTACCTGCTTGTCCACACTTGACACCAGGACGCTGTTTTCATTCTTAGCCTTGACCTCTCCGGTCCCGGCCGTAAATGTAACCTGGTCACGGATATACCAGTAATAGACATAATCAACAAGCATGGCTTTTAAATCGGTATCATCACGAAGGAATAACCACTTAGCATCGATAGGCTCATAAGTTACCGGGTCAGTAGCCGGTTCGACTGGAACAGGCACCAATCCGGCAACAAACTCATTAGCCAGAACAGATCCCAAAAGCTTTTTAAGGAATATTGGCTCATACTTATCTATGAACCCTTGCACATTTTCACGTACGCCGGCATTCGAATGCTGAGCAATACTCTGTTCGCCTCTGAAATCTGCTATGGTTATGATTGACATTGAAATCTGGTCTTATGGATGAATGACTGTTAACACCTGGCCCTTGACCGTATACGTACTTGTTCCACTCCCGACAACATTTACCCGGTAGTATAGAAAGTTCTTACCTGTTAGGGGCCATGATGTGGTCGCACTGGCAACATCTGTAACTGTATAGTTTGTTGCAGATGCGGATGTCCAGTCCGTACCGTTTACACTGCCCAACAAGGTGGCCGTTCCGGCAACAGTACCTGTAAGCTTCGTAAATGTCGCAGTAACGGTAGTTTGCTCAGGTGCGCCTGCAACAATTGCAGAGCTCATAGTTACAGTACCCGTATTGGTTACCGTATCGGTCAACTTAACTCCTGAAGCGGCATTGGAATACAAAGACTGGACTAGGCTTTTGCCCTGTGCGCTAACACCTAGTGTTACACACGTAATCAGGGCTATTAATAATGCTATTCTTTTCATTACTTTTTTGCTTTTGGTTTAGTGGTTTTAACTTCAGAACCAGCCTCTTTGACGGCTCCATTGGCGATACACGCCAGAGCAGTGGATTCGGGCATATCTTCAATGATATCTCCCTTTTTATACGTTCCCCACTGCTCCAATAAAACTTCTACATTCATAATTCTGTTAATTAAGCTGCTGTAATTGCTGTTTTGATCGTTGCGATATCATCATAGATGAAGGCTTGCTGATCCAGTTTTTTCACAAAGGCATGGAAACGGCTCTCACCAAGGATAACAAATTGATTTTTGATGAAGTCATCATTAATCCATCCGATTTTAACAGTATATCCAACATAGTTCGACACATAATATTTGCTCATATCAGCAACAAAGATTTTTCCAGCAGGAATATCTTGTTCCGGTAAAATGGTGATACCACCAATTTCAACACGGTTGAATAAGCTTGCAGATGGGTACAACGGAAGACCGTTATCATCTTTGGCTGAAACCAACTGTAAGAAGAAATCTACCGGATTGATCAGAACCAACGACGGCATATACGGCATTTCATCCTGATAGTTATGGGTGGTGTACACGTCTGTGATAGATGCGTTGACAACATCCATAAAATTAGGAGAAGCTACTCCATTTGCCATTTCCCCAGCTGAAAATGCACGGCCATACAAAGTCGCTCCCTTAGGATTTGGCGCAATGCCATCTCCGAACAGGATGCCACGCTGTCTTTTCAGATCGTGTTTATCCCTTAGATAGCCGGTAGCTATTGATTGCAGGCCAGGAATATCCTGTACTGATTCTTCAGTCAAGTGAATCCAACCTGCAGCTTTAACTGGAGTTGCGTAACGCGTCTCGATTTTGAAATCTAACTGAGGTTTAGCAGTACCTTCGGCAACAAACGCAAAATCTCCGTCTTTAGGAAGAGACTCTGTGTATGGATAGGCCGCCAAGCTTGTATTAAAGCTCGTTACCAAACCATCAGTAATGGTTGTGCGAAGATTCACACGTTTTGGCGGCGCAATCTGAACACCTACCAGAGCAGGAATGCCATCAGGATTGGTTGCAGATCCTGTTGTAACAGTGGCAACGTCCTTAATTTCAAATTCAACGACTCCATGTCCCTGGCCTTTCAATGCCTTGATTTTATCAAAGTTCTCTTCGATAAATTTAGACACTTTCTGCTCAATGGTTTCCAAGGTCAAGCCTTTACCGGCCTCAATAGCCTGATTAGCTTTCTCTTTTGCTTCACCGACCTCTTTTACCAATCCTTCGATTTGGCCCTTTTGAGCGTCGATGATTGCCTGTAATGGATCAGTGCCAGCCTTTACAGCTGCGATCATGAGCCCTTTTTCGTGCTCTCTTTTGTCGATGCCGTACTGATCTCTCTCAGCCGCGGACATCTTACTTAACTCTTCTTCTGTTTTATACTTAAACATGATTAGAATAGATTTGGGTTAAAAAATTTGTTAATTGGCTGAGTGCCTTGCGGCGGATCATTTTTATCTTCGTCTGAAAGTGATTGCTCGGACTTCAGATTATTTTCTAGTGTTGGTGTGACGTAGTTACTGCCAAAAAGCACAGCAGAGCCTTCTAAGAGCTTGGCTTCAAGTATTGCCCAGAAGTATCCGTATGCATCGGCATCTTCCTTATTAGCAACCAATGGATAGTATTTATCCCAATTCTCTTTTTCTTCTTTGGCCCATCGTTCATCCGAATTGATGCAGATTGCAAAGTCAACATACTGCATACCTACCGAATGATTATTAACCCATCCGTTTTTATATTGGTTGAACATTAACTCATTCCTGCTGGCCTTTACGATGCTGTCAAATATCAAAGCCTGGGTGTCGCCGTCGAAGGTTGCGCCAAGATCTTTGAAAGTCATACTTTTTACGTATGCCTTGGTTTCGTTTGATATCACTTTATCAAACTCTCTCTTGTGCTCCTGCAGGTGCAATTTTGAACTAGAGGCTTTCAGTGTCCGTTTCCAAAGGCCATCAATATGAACATCTAAATGGCTATCCATTAAATTAGTCGTGTTCATAACGACCCTGACCTTCAATTCAGACGGATTATCCGTAACGGCCTCATTACCCTTGGTAACTACACCTTTTTCAGTTACTTCATCTTGCAAAAGGCAATCAAACCCATCTGTGAATTTTACAGCGGACTTTTTCAAGGACATCAAATGACTTTTATTGTCAATTATGCTCTTGAACATTAGCTCTTGCGTATCAAAGCTTTTATCTAATTCCTTGCAGTATATCATTTCTGAATAGGTTTATTAACATACTTTAGCTTCTCGTTGACCGATTCCTTCATCTTGCCTTCAGGAAGTTTATCTTTAAGCTGCTGGAGCTTGGTTTCCATTGTTGTTGGCTGTTGCCCTTTTTGCTGGCTCATAGTCTAATTCCGTAAATTCAGTGTCCAGAAGGCTATTTATCTCTTCAAGTTTAACCCCAGCCTTCATGAGGTTCAATAATGTATCACTTACTACTTTGTTCGCTTCAGCCTTACGTTTAGCAAATACCTGCATGAACGAAAGATGATCCCACGACATTAGTATGGTTTTATCAGTATAGCCGAATCGTTTATTAAAAAGGTTCATCAATTGATTTCCCGCCGGACTTAATGTATATTCGACATGTGCGCCCCTGGCTTCTAATTGGTTGTCGTACGTAGCTCCTTTGAGGCTTGCTTCTAGCACATCACGAGGTATGCCGTATTCTGATCCTATTTTAAAGTAATCATCCCAGTATGCCGCATCAAGCTCACTTACAACCCCGGCCTGCTCTACAAATCGCTTAATATCGATCATTGACTTAACTGCGTGAACGATTTTACGGCCGTTCATTTTGGTTTCGATATCGTTCTTTTCTGTTTCCCCTAGTGGCAATTGAGTAACGTTTGTCGGATCAGCTTGTCCAGCCACCATGTATTTTCCAAGAAACCGGACATTAATATTCTTGCTTTTTATCGCATGTCTGGAATTCGCCACAATTTCAAACAGAGCATCTATAGTACTTTGCCCCTTAAACCAGTTGCCGGTTCCGTTTGACAGATCAGCAACGTGGGATATTTTCCCCCACTTGAATTTAACCTGATCACCTACATCGTAGGTGTAAGTTATTTCGATGTCACGGATAGCTTTCTCAGCAGCCTTTGAAAAAATAAATCTGTCTTTATACTTCCTCATTTCATCTGGAAACGTCATTTTACAGACATCCAGAAAATACAGCTTATTAGTTTCGCTCTGGACGTTGTCACTGTCTACATAACAATAACTGTTACCAATCATCTTCCAGAACATGTAATCCCATAAGAATTGGCTTTTCTGCTGGAACGGATTAGGGTTCTTTATTAAATCAAGGAACGGATCATTATCTTGGGCTTTACCGTCCTTGTAAACATAAACCTCTCCTAATGAGAACATATCACACTGAAGTTTAAAGACTTTAAGGACAGCTGGATTTGAGAATACAACTTTTAACTTGTGTAGGTCTGATGTCAACTGACTAAAGTCACAGGCAGGATCTAATATGAAAGTGTCCACATCACCCGACTCTGGATTTATGTATTGATCCAGTCCAAATAACGAAGCGCCTAAATTCTGTAACCAGTTCAAATCTGTAAAATTAACATTATGTGATTCCTCAAATTTATTACAATTATTCCATTTGTAATAAAATTATAATTATTTATTTGATTTTAGGTATAAAAAGAAAATTAAACATTGGTGATAACGCCCTGATTGCGCAGAAACATAGCTATGTATCGGGCAGGATCCATCAAGTGATTATCTAAATCTTCAGGTTCTTCCAATACTACGCCGTATCGATCAACTTTACGGGAGTAATTCTCCTGCTCATACTTCAGGTTCTTGCTGGTAGAGGTATAATAAACCTTTATGTTATTCAACAAATCAATACCATCAATAACAGAACCAGGCTTCTTATCGGCTGCTATAGCGTACTCCCATCCCCCATTCCGTAAAGCGAGTATCTTTGCGGTCCTGTTGTTATCGCAGACAATCACATTATTCTTGTTAATACCAAGCTTACCGAATAACCAGCGGACAATACCTTCATCAGCCGCATTGATCTGGCTCAACTCGGTTGGCGTAAGTTTCTCCCTCCATTGATTTTCAGAAAGATAATTCAGTTCATTGAGGTATAAACCGCCATCGTAATACTTAGCCTCCAGTACTCCCCAACTATGGACCGCACCCCAGTCACATCCGTTATAGATCGTAGCGGTGATGGCATGGTATTCATCAGGGCTTATCTCAGTGAACGTAAAGATCCTGTTTGGCCTTTCAGCCTTTATCCCTAAACCGTAAACGCTCCAGTTGAAATCAGATGCGCTGTTCTTATGCTCATTTTCCCGGCACCTGGATAGTTCTTTCAACTGTTTAGCAGTAAAGCAGAGCTTATTGTTTATGATATCATATTCTTTGGCCTGTTGTTCGTTCAAGATGCCGGATACAACGATGTCACACATCTTAACGGGCTGGTAAGATAAAATCTTAATTCTTTGCTCATCCGGGCAAAACGGATTATCATGGAAGGTACTATGAATAACCAGTGTTCGAGGATCCTTCTTAAGATCATCTATCCAATGTGACTTTTTCGGGTTCCAGTCCAAGAAAACAAAATCAGATGTACGCTGATCTATCTGGTCGAACGTCTCTTTACTAATCTTGTAAGGCTCGTTTATCCATGAGCAGTCTTGAGTAAGTCCGTGAACTGTCTCTTCATCATCAGTACCGTGAATTTCAAAGGTGCTGCCAGTATCGTATGTGAAGATAGATTCAGTTTTATTGAATACCTGGTTAACACCGTACCGGCCTGTTTTCTTTAAATGCTTCATAGCATCGTTAAGAACTGTTTTACGGCAATCAGTTTTAGTATCTCTCCAGGCGGTCATACGCTTGTTGGTATTGGAGCGGCCGTAGATGTCATAACAGTCAATCAGGGAGACAGTCTTACTGCTCCTAGACGAGCCCTCGTTAATGATGTACCTGTAAAGCCGGTGACCATTTTCATCTACAGCATGAATAGCCTCCCAGTTCTTTTGAAAAACAATGGTAGCTGTTACATTCATCAGTCAACCTCTTTAGGCGGTGTGATAGTGACATTAAGAACTGGAGTTTCTGGTTTGCGCTGTGAATTGTCACGCTCAAATAATCCGAGGTGTTTTGATAATGCCTCTAAAGCTCTCAGCTTGTCATGCAGTTTTATCTTACGGTTAGTACCGAGCTTTTCACCACTCTCCTTATCGTACTCATCAAAAGATTCTATACCCGCAATAGCTCCAGCTGCATCATCTTCCAAGTCTGGAATATCTCTCAGTCCACCATCGATAGTTAATATTTCCCTGATATCCGAGAAGGCTATTTTACGGTATTCATTTAAAACACGGTCTTTGTTAATGCCATGCTTTATACTGTAATCATCCCTAAGTTTAGTAATGTAATCTTCAACTTCGGGTTCTTGCAGTAAGTTGTGGGCTATCTGTCTTGCAGTTGCGGAAGAATAACCGGCACATTCAGCAGAGAAAGAACCGTTTAATGTCTCAAAATACTTATCAGCAAATCTTTTCTTTTGTTCGGTTAGTGCCATAAAAATGTAAACCATTGTAAACCGATGGAATAGCCAAATATACAGAATATTACTTTTATTCCATTTGTAATTATTTTAGCCAAAACTTTTGATCTTCTCTCTGTACAACTGGATTAAAGCAATGAGCTGTACCTTATCTATTACGAGGACCTTTGAAATAATTACCTTCCTTGATCGGTGTTTCTATCGCACGTTTTGCTGACCAACCGCGCTTAAACCTACAACGAATGGTATGATAATCCTTTGATTTTCCTGCCTGTTCTACAAGCAGCCTTAATGACGCCATACCGCCATTATGCTTTGCATAGATAGTCGTGGAAATATTACATACGTTTACAAGCGGCGTAACAAACCTACAATTTGTTGGCTCGTAATCCTTATTACTATCAATTCTATCCGTATGCAATCCATCTTTCCAGCCATTAGCTAAGCACCAATCATAAAAAGCATGAAATGAATTATTCCACTCATCACATAATTTTATCCCTTTACCGCCATATAAGTGCCATTCAGAATAAGATGGTCGATAACATCTATTTCTAATTCCAAGCCACACCTTATAGAGCTTAGTAGAGCTTAATCCATGACGTTCCCTCCCATTTAAACATCCGCACGATCTAATTTTATTGTTTTTTAGATGGACGAGGCGAATAACCTTTTCCTTGCCGCAATCACACTTACACAATATCATTCGATTAACCTGTCCTGAAGGGAGCCTTACATTCGGAGCATCTGAGACAACTGTCAACATATTGTACTTAGCCCCAGGATTGATAATTAATCTATTTTTTACCATAGTTAAATTTAATCATTTTCTCTAATAACAGCCTCAAAACAAGGAGCTAAATGTTTTATTTCTTCCTTGTCGATGTCAGTTAAAAATAGAAAGAACCGGCTCACAGCCACCGGCCACACTTTCATCTGTATTATCTCCCTACTTAATGAGTTGTCAAACTTAGTGTGGCAATCGATGCAAAGGAATACTCTGTTCATTGGATGAAGCATGACTGAGGTAAAGTATCTCTTAGGAACGATATGGGCTATGTAAGCCCTGGCAGTCCACGGAGCGTAAGGATTTAAGTACTCATTGCAGTTCTCACAGTTACGGGGTACTTGATTGATCTGTTCATTGAACCATTTGCCAAGCGTTAAACCAGATCCTTTTGAAGCTGCAGCTGATTTCCTTTTCTTATTCTCAGCACTCTTTGCGATATACTTAGCCGATTGGGTCTTTTGATAGTGGAAATGAGGTTTCTCAAAGCAATTGCCGCTGATGGTCTTTTTAATTGAATCATCTGGGACTTCCATTTCAAGGCAGGATTTGCATTTTGACTCCTTATAAGGCTTAATTGTTGACATAGTTAATTTTATTTTATACTCACCCGTGGAAACTCCGCACTTGATGGCAAATAATTTTCATATTGATTTATCTTTTAAACCAATGAAGCGGAATCACCTGTTGCTGTGAGGTTCTCTTCAGTGCGGTTATGAGGTCGCTATCAAATACCTTGACATAATACCTGGTAATTCTCGGATTTGGCCGGGGCTTTGATTTAACCTCTGCAACGTGATAAACGCTGTTGGATTGTTTTACGCCAATGGTTATAAGAAAATCATCAACACAAATATGCGACGAACCGGTAGGTCGGTCAACGTAGAGTGATTTTAGCTTTTCCATTTATTATATTGTTTGATCATTTGAACCTCCTTGAATAAAATGTTCCTATTTCAGAACCTACCTGATTGATTAAACACTTCCGGATCCTTTCAATCCCTTTAGCCTGGTTAATTATTTCGTGTGGTTTCATGATCTCCCTCTCATAATGTGCTTTGTCTTACCTGATGGATTGTAAGCCTTGCACAAAGAAGCACAGGAACTTAATAGCAACGAAACGCACAATGCAAGGATAATAGCCGTAAAAGCTTCACGATTTGTGATGTTAACTACAGGTTGTTTATTTGACTTTTCCATTTAATTATAGAGTAAATATTGAATAATAGTTAATTATAGAGTGATTACTCTATAATTAAAATAAACTGCTCTGGGACGTTGGTATAGGCGCAATAAGTTTGGCAATCATTTGATCAACATCAATCTCCAGCTTCTTTGATTTCTCCAAAACCGACGTCGCTCTGGTCCTGAAATACTCCTTCTGAGCATCCCGAATTCTCTTCACTGCTTCCGCAAATTCCAAATGTTCTGTTGTCATGGTTTTTCTTTTTAATTTGATATTCTTTCCAGGTCATTTCAGTTACTGTATCACCTGATTCTGTTTTATACTGCCTCATGGCTATACTATTTCATCCCTGATCGCAATGTCAAAGTCAGCAAGCCCTTTAAACCAATCCAGCAATCCCAAATACATTGCTTCACGCTTAACATCGTTTCCTTCCATACCTGCAGTGATAAAAGCCTGGTAAACAATTTTCATTTTATTGTAATCAGCTTTGGTTTGAGACTTCGAAGGGTTTTTAGCTTTTACCAGACGATCATAGGCAACCTTCTTAAGCTCATTTCGCTGCTCATCAGTTAAGCGGATTACCTTAGCAGTGTAAAGCTTTTCGAAATAGAAAGTTCCCTCTGTTGGCAGAATGGCCCGAACTTGTTTATAATCTTCATAGAGCTGTTCTAACCGAGAAATGAACGCTTCTTTTTGCTCGGCTAATGTTGGTTCTGGTTTTACTTGTTGACTGAGCATGATTGTTTGTTCCATTAATTTCGCCGCCTTTCTTGATTCGCTTTCTATAAAAGCCCGGATCCATCCTGTAATTGTACCGGGTCCTATTCCAAAGAATTCGCCGTATTGCTTATCTGACCCTCTTTTCAACGCTATGGTTATTTCGTCGATGCATATATTTTGATAGACGTTTTCGGTTTTTAAGAAATCAGCAAGGTAAATTTGAAGCGCTAACAGTTCCTTTTGGTTCGGAATGGCGTGCCCGGCATGATAGTATGCTCTTGAGATCGTATTATTTAGTACAGATCCCACCTCATGAGTCTTCATTTCACCTATTTTTTTGCTTGAAAAAGCCAGCAAAACCTCTTTATCAGAAGTAGAAATAGCCGGAACAGCGCCGCCCACCATTGGCAATTGCAGTTCTTTGTTTGAGTTTGTTTTTGATACCTGTGTCATAACTAACTGTTTTCTGCTTGTGATGCCCAATAATCAGCCAGCTGAGACTGAGCATCAAGAACAGCCTCTGCCTTACCAGGTTTATTTTGCTGATTAAACCCTTTAACTTTTCCTTTTTCAAGCTTGATGGCAATCCACCTGGAACAATGGCTTTTTGCGTCGCTTAAATCAGTTTTTACCTCATCAGCGGCTTTAATAGTCAGGAAGAAATCTTTAATGTGATCCTTGATTTCATCATATGAAGTGATTTTGAATTTTTTCATCATACTTTCCTGCCATTGCGTACTTTCTTCAAGGCAAATTCTTTCAATGTAGATTTCAATTTTTGGGGTATTCCCTTCCTCTACTTTCCTATTCCTTTCCTCTCCTTTCCTCTCCTCTACAGCAGGAGTATTCTCGAATGTTCCTGAATGTTCCTGAATAGGCGGGATTGATACAGAAAAAAGCTGCTGTAATACATAATCAGGAACAATTGAGGGTTGCGGTTTATCGATACGCTCGTTTGAGAAGTCTAACACGTAGTAGCCTTTGCTTTCAAATGAAAAGGGTACAAGGAAACAGTTCTCTATTAATTCAGTGATCCATTTATTTACTTCAGTTGTTCTTATATCTTCCCGAGATGGGAATACTTTATTTTTAATCAGTACGGCATTATCTTTAATTACTCCCTTGTCATCGGCAAAGTTTTTCATGCCTATCCAAAGGAGATGGGCCTGAATTGAAACGGCATTCCAATTTTCCTCTTCCCAGTGTTCGGGCTTTATTGTTCTGATTCTTGCCATTTTTGTTCGTCTTAAATTGTATTGGTTATTCTTTTT